TGTGCCGCAAAGAATAGCGGTTCGCCGAAATCGTAACGCCTCCGAGCGTATCGTCATACGACAACGTGGTATACAAAGAGCTTCCGTCGTTCGCTCTGACTCTAAAAATATTCCCGGAAATCGACGCAAGATTATTCGTATAATCCCATCCGGCGATGTTCTGGTTATTTCTTAAATCTCCGGAGGGTGCTGCCTGGTATCGTCCGACGTTGATCGTGTCGATATTCGCAACGGATCGTCCGGTTCCGGCGTTTACCCAGACAGAGCCAACTTCCGTATATGTTGCGCCGCTGTCCGAGGATAGCGAGAGAATCAAAGAACCGGCTTCTCCGCGGAGTGTCGATCTCGCATAACTCGTCGTGTCTGTAACAGATATATAAGAGCCATCCGAATCGCCGGAGAGGTTAACGTCTGTAAAACCGTCAGGAGACAAGAGCCGGAACGCTCCGGGCGTCGTGTTGCTTCCGAGCGTCAAACTCGAGGCCGTAACCGCTCCCGCGAAGGTCGCGTTTCCTGCCGCGTCAAGCGTGAATCCGTTCGAGTTCACCACAAGATCGCCGGTGTCGAACTGTATATAATCCGCGTTCGCGCTGATCTTGCCATACGGATGACCACCGCTGTCTGTGGCTATCTCCAAAGCCAGCTCTGCGCCAATCTGTCCCTCTAATGCGCTAACCGCTGCTGTGATCTGACCGGGGACAAGATTCAATTCAGATTGCAGATGTGCAGCATCCTCCGTAACAAGCCTTATCTGATTAGCGTTTGTCTGAATCATAGAATAGGTTGCTTCGGAATACGCTTGAATATTCTCACCGGCATAAGTCTGTATATCTTCTCCGGCGTAAGTCTGCAATACTCCCTCTTGCGGATTCCAGCCGTACTCAGACAGGGCTTTGATCTTTGTTTCGCCCGTAACCATGTTCCAGTAATTCAGGCCTGCCTGATCTCCGAGCGTACCGACAATCACCTTGTCTGCGACAATCGCTCCATCAGCGGTTAGCGCAAGTCCGTAAGTCCCCGAATATCCGCTGTTGCTGAAACCTAAACCTGCAAGATTGAACCGCCAGACCTTTGTTGCGGTACTGATTGACCGCGTGTTCATCACAAGGATTTCATCGGGTTCGTCATCATTGTTGGAATCATGCCAAACAATGTTGCCGCCGTTATTGCCTGTGATTTGAGCCGTAGCACTTTCAATAGCCGCGTCCATTTCATCAGACGAAACCTTTTGAGCCGCGATCTGCGCCGCTTGCTGTGCTGTTCTCTGTGCGGAAGAAGTCACGGCAACCAACTTCGGGTCTTGACCTGTGCCGACAATCTGATAAGAACCGTGATATGTCCAAGTGTATTTTGAGATGCAGTACAGCTTCGTACCGTCACCTACTCCGTCCGGCAGATAGATACAGTCCATCAGGTCATACAGCGGAGCGTTCAGAATGTTCATGCGGAATGGGTGGAATCTGAAAGTCAGACCGTTCAGAATCGCCGTTCTGATCGCTGTTGTATTGATAAGCGGATTATCTCCCAAATCCATTGTCAGCCCGGACGGATTGCTCCGAACGTACTTTGTCTGCTCTTTTGTTGCAGGATCAGTCCAAATGATACCGTCATAGTAAGTCTCAAAATCAGCGGTCATACCGCCCATCATTCGATGTGCCGTATCAATCGTGGCAACCGCCGTTGACGGATAAGGCTTGAACACGACCTGTCCGCTTCTGTCAATCAGCACATTGCAACAACTGACCTGTGCGATAGCAGAAATTACATCACGGTATGTAGAAAACTGCGGAATCTTTCCGTCTGTCTGTGTTGCGGTAAAAGTTACACCGTGATTTGTAAAAGTGTTGAATTGCGTCTGCGTAGTGGCAAGTGTTAAACCGCAAGCCGTACAAGCAGCAGACGCAAGCGCATAGGCTGTACCGCTCAAAGAAACGAGTTTAAACGGCACATCAAACTTGCTCATGTTGTCGTATGCCCGAATATCAATGCCGACATTCGTTACCTCAACCTCGCTGATGATGTACTCGCCAAGCGGAATAGACACCCAAGTATTATTGACATATAGTCCGTAAGTCGGAATAATCAGCTTGCCATACAGCGAATATCTATCAAGAGATAAGCCCGTCAGCGTGATATTCAGTTCCCCAACATAGACATTGCCTATTGTCAGTTCCGTATCAGAGGAACATTGATTATTGATAGAAAAAGAACCGCCAACAATGTTGGCATCGGTAAATGCAACACCGTTGACGGTTCCTGTGATCCTCGCTTGCAAGTTGAAGTTCTCAATAGCCGCAAGCGTGGCAGATGATACGTTATACATAATCGCTCACCTCTCAATTAGATTAAAGGTAAGTTGTTTGATCTGAAATGGCCCGTGAACGTAGGAGTACCATTCTATCTGTCTATCACCCTTATAGCAGGTTATAGTTTTCTGTGCGCCTGTTTGGAAATCCCAATACTTGACCGGGAAGAATTTGTTAGCATCTCCCTCCGGCATAGTAGCGAGAATCCCCTGTGCCTGTGCAATCGTTAGATTGCTGAAAGTGAAAAACAGCTTTCTCTTATGCGCGACAAGCGTGAAGATCATATCGCCGTCCTCTGCTCGTCCTGCGTCTGCGTCCTGAATATCCTGGAGGCCCCATTTGAGGCCCCCATTGAAATCAGGCTGCGGATCGAGAAGCGTTCCGTTGATGTACACGTTATAGTTCGGCATTAGAATCTACCTCCCGATCTGTAATTTAAGCGACTGTTGGAACGCGCAATAACCGAATCAAGCCTGTCGTTGCCGATATAGACATTGATCGGAGTTTCGCTTTCCGTGATTGCCTGTGCGAGAGAATCAAGACCTGTCGGCTGATTGTTCAGCGTGTAGGCGTTCTCCATAGTCATTTGCCTGTTCACATCAGCGGAAAGTGCGCTAACCGCATCTGTAACAAGATACCTGTTATCCTCAATGCCTTTAGCGTACAGTCTCATAAAATCAGGACCGTACATATCAGCGTCAGACAGCGGGCCTTTGTCTGGCTTGGAGAACGCAAGGTACTGTCTTGCAGACTGCGCGGCATTCCTTGCGGCAGGAGCGATATATGCTTCTGCGGAGTGGATAAGTCCACGAGAGAACAGACGACCAAAGTCATCACCCCATGTCCAAGGACTACCGCTTTGCAAGGCTTGTCCGACAGCAGAGTTAATGTCAATCGCGGCCTGCGTAATTGTTGATTTATGGCTTGCCAATCCGCTTGCCATATCTTTAGGTATCTTCTTGCCCGTTCTTTCGGCAACGGGCGGGAGCAAATCGTACTGTCTCGCGATTTCTGCAACCTGTCTCTCTACTTCAGCCTTTGCGTCACGAGAGCCAACATACAAGGCGGCTTTGAACTTATTTGCCTGTTCCTGCGTAATTTTGCCCTGTTTCAGAAGGTTATCTACAAGTTCATTAGTAGAATCACGAGCAGCATTTGATTCAGAATTAAAGGCAGCATCAGCGGCAACTCCGAGCGTACCAAAGATAGCAATAAGACCGAGGATAGACGGTATCATGCCAAAATTGACCGCTCCCGTTACAGTATTCTCCAAAGTCTTAAACTCCGTTCCGACATTCTTAATCTTCGGAATCAGAGAACCGAGTTTTTCCGCTCCCTGCACAACAAAGCTGGAAATGCCGAGAAGTGCTTTTGTCCCCTCAAATACGGCAACGAGACGGAGAACAGGGCTTAACTTCGCCCAAAGCCCTTCTAACTGCGTGAATACGCCCTTCCAATTCGCGTCTTTAATGCCTTTCCACAAAGCATCAAGAATCTTATTCCAATCAATGTTGGCGATTGCGGAAATAAAGGCTTGAAGCAGACCGATTGTAAAATCAACGAGATCAGGGATAACCTGCTCCCAATTAATATCAGTTATTGCGGATGTAACCGCATCACCGATGCCCTTGCCAAGATAAGACCAATCCTGCGCTGTCATGCCTGACACAAATCCATGGAATAGATTTGTAAAAATATTGAGCGTAGACGAGAGCGTTTTCCCAAGGTTTGTCCAGTTTATCTTCTTAACGGCTTTTCTAACCCCTTCTGCTATGCCGTTGCCGATACCTTCCCAATCGACATTATACGTAAAGGTTAGAATCGTGTCTGTTACAAAATTCAGCCCTTCTGCTGCGGCATTTCCTACATTCTTCCATGTAGATTTATTGCTAAAGAACTGGCTGAAATACTTCGCTACTGTCTGAACAACTTTCTTTACGCCTGTTTTTACAGACGACCATGTAATATTAAATTCAGACAAAGCTGCTGTAATTGCTTCGCTTACATCGTCTTTTAACGCTTTCCAATCTTCGGGTGTCATAGCATCAGCGAATCCAACGGCTAAATCTCTGATGATTTTGAGTGTAGAAACAAGCGCGCGTCCAAGATTCGTCCAGTTGATAGACTGAATCGCTTTCTTGAATCCGTCAGCGATATTTGCTCCGATAGTCTCCCACTCAACGCCATCCGAGAATGTCAGCATCGCGCCTGTTATGGTATTTAGCCCTTCTCCAATGGTATTGCCTACGGAAACCCACAAATCATTGTTGCCGAAGAATCCGTTGAAGAAATCAACGACCTTCTGCACAACACCGTTGACTATCCGCTGAATAGTGGGCCAGTTAATACTGTCAAGCGCATGTGCGAGAGCATCAGAAATCTTCTTGCCGAGATCACCGAAATCAATTTTCATGTTCTTGAAAGATTCAGTAATCGGAAGTTCCTCAAACTCTCCCCCACCTGCATCAAGAGTGGGCGATCCGTGATTGCGATCCTTTGTATCTTCCAGCTTGTTCAGTTCATCAAATCCGAGGACCGTGCGATTCAACCTGTCCTGTGCCGCAGCCGCATAGCCTGTTTCCTCTGCATAAGCCGTCGCCCCCTTGATTGCTCTAACCCATGTGCTCTTGCCTGTCATCATAGCAATAAACTGATTGATAATATTCAAAAATTCAACGAATTTATCAATTAGCGTATCAATGATAGGCTGAACATATTCGATAAGCGGAGAGATCATAGCCGCAACAGAATTCCGTAGATACTGGAAAGATGTTGCGAGACCGCCCATAGCCGCATTGAAGCGATAGCCGACAACATCAGACCATGCATACAAGGCATCTATGCCGAGTTTTACCTCCTGCGTAATCATGCGGATCATCGACCGCAGGAAACGATAAAACACAAGTCTCTTGACTGTCTCTCCAAACCTCTTAAACGCCTGTCCGAACCGACTAACAGCATTTATGCCCTGCTTTATCGGAGAAAGCGCGACATTCAGCATGGCAGAGCCGACCTTTTTCAGCGAAGCCCCCGCAGAATCAGCCGCTTTACCAAGCAACTTAAACGGCAGGAACGCACCGCTTAACACGGCAGAACCTATACGCTTTAATGCTTTAACAAGAGCATTTGCATGGGAATGTGCAGTTTTAAGATGGTTAGAGAACGCATTAACGCTCTTCCCCGCTGCGGATATATGCGTCATGTAGTGGATAGAATTGCCAAGTGCAATAAATCTTTCCAGTACGCTGTTCGGAATAGCATTAATTACGGATTCCGCAAAATCCTTAATAGCAGAAACCGAATTTTTAATATTTGAAGCAAGATTCGCATCAAAACCTGTCTCGTTCAAAGACCGCAAAGCGTTAGCAATACGGTAGAACGCAGACGCGCCCTTCTGTGCATCAGCAGAAAAACCGGCAAACTGGCCCTTTAATTCTTCAAGAACTGGGCTTAACTTTTCAAGTCCGCGAGGGTTGAAATTCTCTATTGCCTTTGTTAAACCCTCTATGCCGTTCTTCATCTGATTCAGGTTATTGCCACCTTTGCCGACAGAGCCGACAGCCTGTCCGACCTGTTTCAATGGAGCTTCTAATGCTGCGATTTGTTCAGGACTTGGACCGTTCCCAAACTTCTCAATCGCAGACTGCAATTTAGAAATGCCATTTGCAGCAGATTCAAGTCCGGTTGTATGCGAAGTAAACGCATACAGCGGGCCGACAAGCTGTTTAAGCGCATCTGTTGTTGTTTGCAGATTAGCAGACAACATCGGATCACTTGCAACACGAGAAATCGCGCTAAAAAGATTTGAAATGCCCGCTCCAATACTCGCAAAATTTACATTCGCAAGTGTAGAAACGGATTCTTTTAATGCGGTAAAAGAATTTGCAAGGTCCTTTAAGTGCGTCAGATTCGTAGATGCGGCAACATCTTTTAATTCACCCAACGCCTTTTTAACAGTTTCGATTCCGCTGACAGCACCGGAAGAATCGACTGTAATCTTTATATTTAGCTGGTCGGTGGTAATACCATCAGGCATATTAAATCCTCCCTCCGACTATTTCCTTGTCGTCGTTCCGTTCGTCCTGCTTACGGAACAAATTAATATAGTAGTTGGCAATGGCTTCTTCCTTGTCGAGATCGTCCTTGCGCTTCTGCCGTGCAGTAATCGGATACGGTTTCTTCGGGTATGCGTTGCGTGGGCGCGGGCGTTGTGCCATAGCGTAAAACTCCACAAAATCGCCTATTGCCATATAAACGTAATGTCCTTGCAGATGCATCATAGCGTTCTGCTCTTCAATCCGTATGTCGTGTGCTTCGCGGTAATACTTCACAAGTTCGGGATCGCCGTACCAAAACTGCTCATAAGTCATTCCGTAAGCAAGATATAGAGGGAAAGCCTTATTAAAAAGTTCCGTAAACGTAGGTACGGAATCATCGGAAGGTAGGCTGTTTACTTGACTACCTTCCAGCTTACGTTTCCCTGCTCTTCCTCCGGCTCGTTCAGAACGATAAGAGGCTCACGGAACATTTCAAGGAGTGCCTTATAAAGTTCGTCCTTGCCTTTGAGCGCGCCCCAAACTTCCATGATCTTTTCAGAAGTCATTCTCGGTGTATAGGTGCGGAACGCTCCTTCAACGAGATCGAACAGAGAAGAAATCTGTCTCTGCTCTGCCTTGCTGAAATCGAATCCCTTATCTTCCATACGCTTAATGGAATCGCGAGTGAAACCCAGCTTGTAGCTTTCCCCTTTGTAGTCAATCGTAATAGTCATTTTGTGTCCTCCTGTTTAATTAGAATCAGTCAGTTCCCCAAGTCTTTGTGGTAGCACCGGAAACGGTGATATGAACGCGCGCGGGCTGTGCCTCTGCGGTCCCTGCACCGATGATCTGATAAGCGATATATCCCTTGAAAACGACCTTGACGATAGAGCCGGTAGGCGTAATAACGCCGTTCTCTTCCGTACCGCCAATCCAAACAGCGAAATGATGCTCAACGCCTTTCAGAGCGTCAATAGCCGCGCCATCAGCAGCAGACAGCCAAGTGTCGAAATCATAACCATCGCCGGGATCGGGAAGTCCGGGGATATAAACGTGCATCGGATCGGAAAGAGTAGTAACATCTACTCCTTCGGGGGTCTGATCAAGGTCGGGATAGTTCGTGATCTTGAGCAGTTCCTTTGTCCCCCATGTCGCGTCCGAGGTAGCAACGCCACCATCCATGATGAACGTGCCTTTAGTAATACGAGCCATAGTATTTACCTCCGTGAATAAAAAATACCGTCTTTATCAACGGTTGCTCTGTAACGAGCGAATAAACGAAATACTGCGCTATTGTTGGCGGGATTCGTCAAGTCCGCAGGATTTAACGCTGTTCCTGTCGCTCCCATAGCGAGCATTTCAGAATCAATTAAAGCCATAATTGCTTTAGCTTGTGCCTTGCGGCCTGATACAAGATTTGTATAAACCTCGATCTCGATGGTAATATCCCTAAACTTCTCAACGCGCGAAGAATTTACAAACTGATATGTAGGCGCGGAATCCGAAACACGGATATTTACATACGGGAATGTAATTTCTACCGGGTCGGGGATTGTTCCCATCATTACATCCGGGAACGCCTGATGAACCGAGTTATACAGATCATTAAAAACCTGTGTTTCTACATCAATCATCGGAAAATTCTCCTTGTTACGTTCGGGAAATACTCGGTTACAAGGTGTTGGAATGTATGGTAAAGAGCATCAATCGGCGGATTGCCTTGCGTCCACATCCGCTTATGGGGGACCGGCCACCACCCCTTAAACTGAATAGACCTCGGAGGCAAGAGCCATTGAGAACCTTGCATAGACAAAGAAGCAGGAGAATATCCCTGTGCGGCGGCATAATCGGAATCAGAGCCGTTGTTCAGATTGATACCTGAACCGAACTCGTGGAACAGCACGCGCTCTCCTTTAACGAAAATCGTTGCTTCGTTGCCATCAATAATGCTGTCAACGGTTGTTCCCTCAATGCCCTCATATAACTGCGGAGTTGCTTTTGCTTTGTCATATTCCAGCTTGACTTCTGCTCTGCAAGCAAGTGTTAATCCTTTCAGCATTTCACTTGCTTTCCCTGAACCGTTTGGTATCAATTCGCCTTTCAGCTTTTCAAGGTCGCGTAGTGTCTGTGTTAATCCCGTCATTAGCGCACCTTCTTTACTGCAAGCGTTGTATGATTCAAAGAAACGGCTTTGCGTACAACCTTGTAATCGTTCGGTTTCTTCGTATCGAGATCGTCAAGCCACAAGACCGATTTTTCGTCAATCTCGGTTTCACCCTCTATCTGAATCACTCTGTCATAGTCAAGCATCACGCCGAAAACGGCGACATATGCGTTTCCTTTTGCCGGAGTGATGTTCCCGCTAAACAAAACAGGAGAGCCGTAGGTTGGTCCTCGCTCTCCTGTTAAGCTGCCGTCAGGATTTTTGAGCATACCGTAACCATCGTAGAGAGCGTAATAAAACTTACGCTTATTGCGGTCAAGTAGTCTCATTAAACGCCACCCCCAACACATGGGCGAACGGAACGATTCGCTTCAAGAGTGCTTCGGAAACTCCCGCCGATTCATAAGAACGGTTTACACCGTCCTCATTATGCGAGAGTTCACCTTCTGCACCTCTCTTCTGATAAATCTCGTTCGCAATTTGGCATTGAAGAGTTTCATAACGTGCGGGAACAACAAGCGTACTGAAATCGTTTACAGACGGATAAGCCCTCTGCAAAACAGCGTCAGCAGCAAGTGTCAGATATGCCTGGAGGGTTTCATCCGTAACATCTGCTGATGCCCCACTCAAAGCACGAAGCATAGTCAGCTTTTCCTCATCGGTCATAGTGGCCCTCCTTTAGTCAGATTTAGGAAATGAGCATCTTGTAAATCTGCGTATCATCGGTCAGAGCCGCGATATAGAATTTACGAGCGAAGAAGTCATTCATACGAGTATTCGCCGCACCAGTAGTACCGCCAGCACGAGCAGCCTGTTCGGTGATAACACCGGTCTTGTTGAATACGGTAATAGCCTTGTTAGTTCCAACATAAGCAGTACCATCAGTAGCGTCCTGCTTATAGAACAGGGTAACGCCCGCAACCTCTCCAACATATCCGCGCAGCCATGCCTTGTCGGGATCATAAACAAGCTGATCCTTCATGGCCTTACGAGCCTTTGCAATATCACCCTTGGAAAGGATCGCCCAAACAGACGGCAGAACGCGCTCCTGCATCTGCTCGGCAGTCTCGTTAGCGTCCTTAATATCAAGAGCGGCAACAGCGTCAACCAGATGATCGAAGCTGAAAGCGGACGCAGAAGCATCAGCGCGGGTAGCATTTGCCATCTCCGCAAAAATGTCAGCATTGACTTTGTTGAACAGAGCAACGCCAAGATGGGTCATGCCCGTCTGAATGGAAACCGGATCACGCATATACGCTTCATCGGAATACTGGAACCATGCCTGCGCGCACTTTACGGTGTACTCCTCGCCGGTGATTCCAACAGCGATAGAAGCGGTATTGCCTACGCCCTCGGCTACATCAACAGCGGTTCCGGTAGCGGTATACTTGATGATGCGTCTCTTGTCTCCGGGAACGCCGGTCAGTTCGTTGTCGATAGTGCAGAATCCGTTAAGATCGAGATGAGACAGATAGGTATCTTCAATCTCGTTAGAGACAAAGCCCTGATTGAGCGTATCAACGCCGGTCAGGGAAGTCATTTTGTCAAGATTGGTATAAGCAGCCATGCCTATTAACCTCCATAAAATTTAGAATATTCGTCCGGGTGAGCAGACGCGAACGCCGCTCTTTCGGCAAACGAAAGTTTCTTGAATTTCTCTTTCGTCATGCCCGTACCGCCCGGCTCTCCGGTGCCGCCCTTCCCAGGGCGAGGTGTCTGTTTCAGGAGTTCGGCTTTGATAGCTTTTTCCTGTGCTTCATTAAAGGCTTTCTGATTAGCAAACACGGTAGCGGTATCGCCATCCGCATAAGCCTCCGCTGTAGCCTTTGCAAGTTCGGCATCATAACCGAGAGAAGCGTACTGCGCCGTGAGTTCCGAAATGGTATCTCTGCGGGCAAGCTGTTTTGTGAGTTCCGCGACCTGATCTTCAAGAGTTTTGGTCTTGTCTGCTCCCTTGCTCTGCTGATCCTGAAACGCTTTTAGCTGTTTCTTTGATTCAGCGAGATCATGCGAGGCTTTGTCAAAAGAGGCTTTATAGTCCTCATATTCAAAACCCTCAAGGGCAGCGACCTTTTCTTCTGCGGTCATGTTCGCGTAGTTCTCAATACCTGAAACATCAATCTTCATAGTGTTCTCCTTTGCGTTTTATAGTCGTCTCTGACTGTTATTTTGCGGTTTTATAGTGGGTCTCTCCACTTTTGCGCGAAACTTATATAGCGGCTTCTCTGCCGCTTATATAACAGGCACAATGAAACATCTGCATCTGTAATGGCTTGGCAACGGCGGCAGTTTATCCAACGTATAAATCTGCCCGTCCCGTGGCTCACATTCTTCACAAACTCGTTCATCGTGCATTGTTACCCATTCGACCTCTGTTACGTCTGAATCGCGGAATCCCTTAATAATTGCCGAAATCGTTACATCGTCAGCGGTCTGTTCAAGCTGTCTTGCGATATAGCGTGTGGCAATATCAAGCTGTTTCTTCCGCGCTTGTACGCCTTTAACAGAGATAAGCGCTTCAATCAGCCTTGCCCGTTTTCTGTCGGATTCAGGGAAGAAAATGTAGTGCGTTACCGGGTCTGCCTCATCGAGCAGTCCCGCGTACCACATGGCAATCTCCTGATCGTCATAGTCCTTGTTTTTGCAGGTTTTACAGGCCAGCTTGTAATAAAAAAGCGCGATCTCATACAGACAATCGCGCATTAAACTGTCGATTTGCTCCCATTGTTCATTTACCGAACCGAGAATGTTCAGTTCATCAAATGAGAGTGTTCTTTGAATCTTGCGGAATCGCTTTAAGATAAGCGTCAAATATGCTTTAACCAGCTTATCGTTATGCTCAAACAACCGAGCTTGTCTCGTTATCAGCATTGTTGACCTCCGCTATTTCCTCCGCTTCGGACTCTTCACGGTTCACGGCAGCAAGCGTATCAACTTCCTGCTGTTCCTGCTGCTGTTTCCACTCCTGCCCTCTCGCAAACGCGGCATCGGGATCAGGGAACATATCCGAATGTTCAAACGCATCCATCGGATGAATCTGATCGTTAGACAGCATGGTAACAAGGTTGTTGACCTTTGCGGAATCGTTCGTGTAGTTTCTGCGCGGGAATCGAATATCAACCTGATCTCTCGCAAGATTCGTACCGCCGAACGTATTGCAGATATAAATAAGCAAGTCAAGGAATCTGCGTTCGGACTTACGGAAAAGTGCTTCTGCGTTCTTTGCTCTTGTCTCCGCATCGGCAAATCCGTTACGGAGTACGATAGCAGAACCGGTATCGCCATTTGTAGAACCGTCCGACCTGTCAGGAATCCCGCAAATCATCAGGATTTCATCAAGCAGATTGTCAACAAGCGTCTGCGTCTGCTGCTGGTTCAATTCCTGCGTCAGATAGTAGGCTTTACCGCCCGGTGGGATGAACAGACCGCCGATCTCTTTCAAGGCAGTCATAAACTGCGCTTCGGCTTCTGTCTGCGTCTGTCCGTTGGAGACTTCCGGCAGCATACCCTCAAGACAGAGGATCGCCTGTACAAATGCTTCTACGCCGTCAACGCGGTTAGACTGCACCGTATTAACGCTGTCAAGAAGCAGAATCACGAGTTCAATAAGACCGAGCCTTGCTTCATTCAGCGGGAACTCCATGATAGGGATTCGAGGCAAAGAGTGCGGACCTGACTTTGTGATCTCGTCAGACGCATCTTCGAAGTCCTCATTCAGCACAAAGAAATCTGTTGCCGTATAGCAGTAATACAGCCGTTCATCATCGTTGATTGTCGCGTAAGTTACGCCCATCATGGGCTTATGTCCGAGCCTTGCGGAATAGACAACAAACGTATTGCGGGGATCAAGCGAATACCCCTCAAACGGCGGTTCGGCATCATCGAGACGCTCTTCTACCGGGAGTGCGATCTTATATCCCTGTCCGCAAATCTGCTGCCAAAGCACAACAGACTGGTCTATCTGATCTGCGCTTGAAATAGCGCACCAGCTATTCAACTGCTTCAAATCATCGGCAGGAGAATCCTGATTCAAGCTGACATACTGTATCGGAGCAGACAAGAAATACCCTGTCGCCCATGAAGCAATCATGTTTGCGAAGTTCACAACGACACGGTTCACGATGTTGTTGTTGAAGTCCTTTGTGCGGTTTAGAACAGGCTGATCGCCCTTGTAATACTGATACAAATAATCAATGTCATCGGAATTGCTGTCATGCGTGGCAACCGCATCTTCCATAACATCTGCGATATTATCAGCGGTAATCTCCGAAACATCGGTATAAATGATCTGCCGTCCCGTTAGCGTTCTTGTCGTATAGGATTCAGCCATTCATATACCTCCTTAAAACATTCGCCTAAAGGTATAGGCATAGTGATTATCAAACCGGAATACCATTGAGATAGCCATGGCCAGCGAATCAGGCGCGTCATCGTGCTGTTTCTCGTCATAGATTTTGAACGAGTAGACATTATCCATAAACTGTTGATAATGCTTCTTTCTGATGTTCGGCTCAAGGAATATCATATGCTCCCGAATATCCGGAGCCTTATCCATAATGCGCTGATGCTTGCTCTTATTCGTTGATGCAGGTTTCATCTGCACCGTGCAACGAATCTTGCGCTCCCGCAGAAGGTTCTGAAACTCCTGCACATAGCTTTCCAAAGTCTTGTTAGCTTCAAACTGGACTAACTCAATGCCGTATTTCTGTATCGCCTGTGCAAGCAACTCCATTGAAATGCGCTTGCCCTCAAAGCTGTACACAACTTCCGGTATATAAACTTCATCGTCATACATGATGCAGACAGGCGCGGCAACCGCATCCCCACCGCCGAACGCCGGGTCAACCGCCATGAACCGTCTGTCAGGCTGTTTCTCCGGCAAATCGCCGTTGTAGAACCGAATCTCTCCCGAAGTGAAAAGCGATCCCATGCGTTCAACAGGCTGTCCCATATACTGCGCGAACCATGAAGCCATATCGTCATTGTGTTCAAAAGAAGCCCTGCGCTGATGGTAATATGCCGTGTCGAATCCTACGCCGTAATCATAGTCAAAGTTGCTTTCATCGTTCTCGTTGAGTGCGGGGACATTCACAACCTTGTAACGTACGCCGCTGAACTTCTTGTCGGATTCAAGTAAGCTGATTCTTAACCCTTCGGGGTCAATAATCGACCATCTTGTACCGATCCAAAGATGTTTAGCGGTCTGCTTCGCTCTCGGCAGCATATTATTATCAACCTTGCCCCACAAGCGAATCATACGGTCTTTGGAAATCGCTTCTTCGTAGCCTGAACACAAATCATCCCCGATCAGCAGTCCCGAACAGTCACACGCTCCGTTCAATGTGCCGTCAATGGACCGGCACGTTATGGACGGATAGCGGTTCTTCTTCTTTATGTTCACCGTGTAATCAGCCGCGTTTTTGCTGACTAACGGACTATGCGGAAATACGTTCTTCCAATGGTACGTTACCGGATCAGTAATGATTTCCAAAATGCCCGAATAGAATACCTTCGCAACACCATCAGAGAACGTAATATAGAGGTTAGATGCCTCCGGGTGCTTGCCGATCAGCCAGGTTACATAGAACAGAACAAGCGTTGTTTTGCCTACTCTCGGCGGCATCGAGAGAAACAACTCGTCTAACTCGTTATCTTCCAACGCCTGTAGCGCCTCTACAACGGGTTTAAGCTGTTTCTTTCTCGGCTGGTAGAACCTTTCCTGCGGCGGTCTGTCAATCTCCATATAGGTCATGTACGAATCAAAATCATACGGCGCATCGACCAACAGACTTTGGCAATACGCCTCATACATATCACCGATATTCTTGCCCGCGCGCATCTGCCGCGCAATCAGATTCCGTACTTTCCTGTTCAGATACCCGACTTCCGGGATTCCTCTTGCCGCCTCTATGAAATCGAAATACGCTCTTACATCATCGGGATTCTCCGATATGCTTCTGTATATCGTCTCGCAAAGCAGCAATCGCTCCTTTGTCCGGCTCTGCATCTTCTACCTCCGCATCTATTACCGTCATGTAACGCTCCCGCAACGCCTCTTCGTCCACCTGTTCGGACCTTTCCGCACGGATATTCAAAGTGGATTCTTCTCTGTAGTTGAACTGCGTCTTTAGCAGGAATATCGCCGTGACCGGATTGATCTTCTGATCCATCATCAGTTCCAGCATGACATTCTCGATCATGGCAACGCCGCGATCCAGTTCGTCTAATGTCCCCTGTTCTACAGTCCTGTTTGTAAAAATCCGCTCTAATCCCTGACGGTTCGTGCCAAGCGCAAGCGCATACCCCGTCAGATTCGGTTTAATCCCATCATCAACGCACAACTGCAAATAATCAATCGTCCGCTGTCTGATCTCCTGCGCGCTTGCCTTGTCAATCTTCTTTAATGAATTGACCTTTACTGTGTGCGCGATATACCTGGCGTTCTCCTGTTTCTTCTCGGTCGGGACGGCTACCGCAGTTCCCGCCTTTAGGGCTGCGAGGGCGTACTCATTGATTTCAGCCACTTTAACTCCTCCATCATTTTCGCGCTCCGCTCTGCCGTGATCTGCTCCTGTTTCTTCCTTGCCGCGATATTCTCTTCTGCCTGTCTGCGCAACTCCGCTTCTTCCTGCTCTTTCCGCAACTGCTCTTCCCACTTTGTCGCGGGCGTGTACCACTCGAAATCATTGTCGCGGTATATCTTCTTTTCGTAATGCGGATTCAGCACGAAAAGCATTTCAAGCGGTACTCCCGCTATGTATTCGCAGCATTGCATGAATACGTTCCAGTTCTCAAAACTGCCGAATAACGCTTCATCATTGTTCAGCAATATTCCCGCCGGTTTTATCGTCTGAAACATCTTCGTCCAGTAACTCTCTACCGACCGACAGACAAGCGGTACTATAAACGCCAACTCCATACCTCTCGGCATAGCAGCGTCCATTAAGTTCCGCACCTTCGAGATATTCCCGTTCTGCGGTTCGCAGATTCCTAACCAAATTCTTCTACTCGTCATGCTATATCAGAAAAGGCCCCCGTAATGGAGGCCCATAAACAGGAGGACACAACGGACGCTCGGAAGATTTCCCTCCCTTGCGTCATAAAAAAGACAGACAATCCCTTTGTCTGTCACTCCTACAGCTTACTTATACTACATATTCCCGGTAACATTCAATAACATCTTTCCCCGGCTTTCCCCAACGCTACAAAATCCCTTCCTCGTGCAGCCGCTTTATGTCCTCGTTCGGGCCTTTCAATACATTCCCTTTCCGGTCAACTACCGTGTGCCACCCTACAAGATGTTTGTACCACCTGCGGTATATCCCGTTCGGGTCTACTTTCCACGCAGATACTCCGTTCGCTATCATCACATATGCCCACAACGCCTTGTCGGTATCTATCTTCACTACCCTGTTCGTCCCCCACCGATCACGCCTTTTTTTCTCGTAGGGCAACTCTTTCTTCCATCGGTATAAACTCATTTTTACCCCCTGTCTACCGATTCCACCGAAAAACTTGCGAGGAATCGGTAAAAAATCGCTTAAATAAGCCGTTTTTACTCTTACCGATTGCCGATTTCTCGCCCCTATATATATATGGAATCGGAAATCGGTCGTGTTTAGTGTGTGACGACATGGACAGTAAGGGGGAGTTGTCTCCCCCCCTTTACTGTTCCATTGTTCGTCACAGACACTACCCATAAACGGTTTGTTTGAAAGTCACTCATCCCCACTATCATACCCGTACCCCGTCCCTTCCGGTATCTCCGCCCATCCGTCCCCTATCATCAAAGGCTTGTGGATTCCTACACTTTCCACATCCCCGTATTTGTATATCCCTCTGTAAAAATCTTCATTCTTTATTATCCCGTAGATCGTTGATGCCCTCCATAAGTTTCCCTTCCTCGTGTGGATTCCTGCATCGTTTAACATCTGCGAAATCTTGTCCAGCGTCCATCCCCATCTGCGCATTTCAAATATCTTCTTCACTACCTTCGCTTCAAACGGCTGTATCTCTAATTCCCCATCCTTCGCGACATAGCCGTATGGTACATTCCCTCCGCTGTACCCTCCGCTCTTCGCTTTCTGATACCGCCCTCCTGCCGTCCTCGCTGCTATGTTCTTCCGCTCCTGCTCCGCGACAAACAGCATTAACGCTTTGTATATGTTCCCTAACCCCGTCCCATCGTCTACTTCCGGTTCTGTTATCGAGATCAGCTTCATGCCCTTCTTCTCCAGCAACATCATAAAGTAGTAGTACAGCTTTATGTCCCTCGCTAATCGGTCGCTCTTTACTACTACTACTGCTTCAGCAGGTGGATTCCCAATTACCCCGTAAAGCAGCTTGTTTAACGCCGGTCTGTTCTCCTTTACTCCGCTTTCCCCTCGGTCTATGTACCACCCGATGATCAGGTGCCCTCCATCTTTCGCCCACTTCAAAATCCGCTCTTTCTGCTCCGGGATTCCAAATCTGTCCTCTCCTGCCTGGGCCTCCGTGCTTACTCTTACATACGCTACTACGTTCATTCCATTTACCTCAACTTCGTTAATTATTTGTCAATCTTCTAACCTCATTCCAAACTTACATTTTCTTGGTTGACACTTTCACTCTATCACATCTCGGCGGAATTTTCAACCCCTGTTCACCCTTTTTTGTGAAAAAGTTGGGAGATGGGGCTACCCCGCCCGCCCGCTTCAGCCCCAGGGGGAGGCCTCCCGCCTCCTGGGTGCAGGCGCGACAGGTGGAAACAAAAACAGACGCATATAATCATATAATAGATAAAATAACCGCATTAAAAAAATTTTTTCGTGGATTTTTCCGCATGATTGCGCTGTTTTCTGTTTGTCTAATCAAGAATAAACAAAAAAATTTTAAAAAAGGGGTTGACAGTAACTGGAATCCGAGTATAATAGCAAGTGTCAGTTGACAGTAACACAAAAACAACCGACAACAGAAACAACAGAATCCAACAAAAAACCACAACAGAAAGGACACAAAAAAATGAGAAAAGAATCGCGTCAGACTGTAACAATGAACTATCAGACAATCCAGGGATACCACAACAGAACATGGGATGAAAGTTACGCATCCACCGGATTTGAGCGCGGATTCAGATACTGGGCCAGCGATAGACCGATTGATGCGGACAAGGTGGAAAATCCGAAAGGTTATGGAATCGAATGGGAAACTGTCAGCGGGATTAATAATCAGCGTGTTATGGTATTTGCACTTTCCACTATTGCCAACGAGATTTTTACAAAAGGCATTGTAAAATTTCAGAATGACGCAAGCCTGGGGGGAGAGAGTAACGCGGAAATGATCACGGAAATTATGACAAAAGCGTATATTCGCAATAATTACAGCGCATGGAAAGAATTCTACAACGTGACAAAAGAAATGGATATTTGCCCGGATGAGAGCTGCGGACAGCATGTAAATATCAGCATTGCGAATTTTGGAAAGACGAAAGAAAAACAGATTGAAAACATGGTCAAAATTCACAATTGGATGAGCAAAAATTACGAATTGGCATGTAAATTACTGAAAAGGAACGAGGCGCACACAATGTATTGTCGCCGAATGGGAGAAATTACACCGGACGATGTAAAAAACGATAATGTTATGACTGGTCACGGCGTATGTATCAACTGGGCGCATGTAAACGAGGACACAAAGACGGCCCGCCTGGAAATCCGGCTTGTTGGGCCGCAAAAAACGTTCGTAATGTTTAGAAATACCCTTGAGGTTATTTTCTGGCTTGTAAAACAGAGTAAAGAGCTGTCCACGAAAGACTGGGAAAATCCTGAAAAGCTATGGAGCGGTTGTAATCAGTACGTGATGCAGCGGTTAAGCGGATTTCTGGATGCGGACACGGAAAGAAAGATCGCGGCGGCGGTTGTTCGTGAAGAACTGATTTGATCCGCAAGGTTTTAGGCCTGTGGGCCGGTTCAAGTCCGGCCCGCGGAAATCCCGCAAGGGAAAAAAATTACAAGAGAGGATGTAAAAAACCATGACGAACAAAGAGATCATTTTGAGGACAATGCTGGCAGCGGAGATTATTACAACCGAGGATGTAAAAAATGGAAATATTCCGGAGGTTCATACTTACGATGTATGGAAAGAAAACGGCCGGACAGTAAAAAGAGGCGCGCGCGCTATGTTTTCGGCGATGATATGGAAATTCACAAAGAAGAATCACAGATTGACAGCAGAAGAGGCCCAGGCGATGAGCGAGGCAACCGGAGAGCAGTACAATGAGGGAGATTCCGTGGAAAGTGACGGATTTATCCTGAAAAGAGCGCACTTTTTCGGGCTTGAGCAGACCGAAGAAACGGCGGCAGAGGTTGCGATCGAGATCCCGGCAGACTGCACACGGACAACAGAAAACGGCTGCGAATGGATAAGCGGAAACACGCGGGCGATTAAGGAACAGTTAAAGGCCGCGGGCTACCGGTTCAGCAGACGGCGCGGCGCGTGGTACAAATTTACATCGCAGGATGTAGAAAGACAGGAGCCGCAAGCGGAGCCGGTGCAGCTGGGAATTTTTACAGATTCAGATGTAGATAATTCTACGCCGGGAGAAGTAACGGAACTGAACGAGGGAGACAAGATCATGTTCCTGGAGGATATGTTCGGAATTACAGCGGGAACTGTAAAAATTGTTGACAGTTACGATGGTTTTCAGCTTTGGTTCAGGGACAACGGCAGAATCAGCGAGGGAATAATCGGATTCTTCCCGGAGAGTTTTGGAAAATTACGGAAAGTTTCGTAAAAAAAAGAAAAGCTGGGCTACCGGCTATACGGGCAAAATTACAAAAAGGAGTGTAAAAAAATGGCAGACTTAATCATGGAGCAAAGAGCGATGCGGAAACATTTTGCGAGACTGATAAGCCGGGACTGTATCGGGACAGAGGAAGAAATCCTGGATGCAATGGAGCGGCTGCAGGTTTTCGGGAACTGGAGTTTTTGGGAAATTACACACCGGCCCGTAGATTTAGCGGAACTGGTTGAGATCGTGGAGGAAGAATTACGGGAGACGATGTAAAAAAAGAAATTTCAAAAAAGTGTTGACAGTAACAATTCAATGTGCTATAATGTTGACAGTAACAGGACGCGCGGAGAACGCAAGCCGGACCGACACCGGCGCGATCCTCTCCCCTATGGGGGAAATTACAAAGAGAGGTGTAAAAAATGAGTATGACAATTCAGGAATGGAAGAAGCTGGATGCAGCAGCAAAGAACGGATTTAGATTTGACACTGAACGCTGGGGGATTTGGAACGAGAAGCGGATCATAAAAGAAGTGCCGACCGCCTGGGGAATGTATGAGATCATAATCGAGTACATAAACACGGCGCGACCATGGGAACAGGCGCGAATCGTCCCGGTGCTGTCCGTCCATGAATTGCACGAAACGAATACAGAAAAGGTTTACAGCGTACATTATCCGCAGTTTAAGGACGGGACGCACTACAAAGAACTTGGCGAAGCGGTTAGCCGGAAGAATTACAAGAATTTGTGTAAATATTCCGAAACAATAGATACCGATAAAATTTTACAGGAGGTTATGTAAAAATGTGCATTATCTGTTACAAAGCGGCTGGCGAGCGGATGCCGAACAAAAGAGAATTTACAAATATGTTTGTAAATAATCCGGACGGTTGCGGGTACATGTTCGCACGGAACGAGAAAGTGATAATCAGAAAAGGTTTTGACAACCTGGAAGATTATCGGAGAAGTCTGAAAATGGACAAAATTACAAGAAATGATGTAATTGTTTTCCATTTTCGGATAGCGACACAGGCTTTTCGCATGGAGATGACACAGCCGTTTCCGATCAGCGCAAAAACGGAATTGCTCGAAGCCTGGGACTGTATCGCAGATGCAGGCCTGGCCCACAACGGGGTAATCCGAAAAACTACAAACGGCGATGTAAATTTATCCGATACGGCGTTATACATTCAGAAATATATCGCTGGCAGAGAAATTACAGACGAGTTTGTAAAAGAAGTCGAGCGGGATGCGGGTGGCAGAATGGTTTTCCTGAAAGGTAACGGCGAAGCGTTTTTTACAGGGAACTGGGTAAAAAAAGACGGACTGATGTTTAGCAATTACAGCTTTTTACAGAGGAGGATGTAAAAATGTTTAAGGACTACAACGGAAACGAATACGAGTGCCGCGCTTATGGTAATATCCTGGTGGCGCAGATGACAAGGCCGGATGGAAGTTTTACAAAGAAGAATGTAAAAGTTGTCGATGATTCGGAATTTACTTATAAAATCATGCGAACGCAGATCAAAGCAGCAGGAGGCGCGGCGGGATTGAAAAACTGGCTTGATAAAGCGGACTTTAGCGCACTTGTCAGTAAGGTTTATACAGCAGTTTTTGAATATGTGAAGGAGGCGAAAATCTAATGAAAAATCATCTTTTAATCGCCGGAGTTACCGGCAGCGGAAAATCTTATCTTGAGAATCAGATTATAAAAAAGTTGTCCGGGCAGTTTATTTACATAGACCCGAAAATGGTAGAACTTGCGGACTATGAAGGACAGCCCACTTGTAAAAGATACGCGGCAGACATTGATGAAATCATTGACGCGCTGGATGACGCTATTGCAGAAATGGACAGCAGATTTACAGTAATGAGAGCGCGGAAAGAAAAGTTATGGACCGGCAGTTATCTGTATATAGTCATTGATGAACTCGCGGACCTGATGTTATCGGATCGCAAGAAAACAATCCGTCAGCAGCTTGCAACACTTGCGACAAAGGGACGCGCGGCAAAAGTGATTCTGATATGCTGCACCCAGGTAACAACGCAGGATGTAATCCCGCAGATGATACTTGTAAACTTGCCGAATGTGATTTGCTTGCGGCAGCGGAACGCGCAGAAATACAGATATCTCCTCGGAGAGTACAACGGGAAATTGCCGGAATACGGTGTGTGTTTCCTGGTAACACCGGACCGCGACAGACCGCAGAAAACGACAACAGAAACAGCGATTGAAACGCTGATAGCGCAGGAATAAAACGGAGGCGGGAACGCCCCGCCTCTACTCTAAAAAAACACAGGAGGACAAAACAATGAACACAGCACAGATTATTTATCAGCAGTTAGGCGGAAACAAATTTACAGTTATGACCGGCAGCAAGAATTATGTATCAGACGGGGACGCGCTGCGGATGACACTTGCAAAGAACGCAAGCAGGGCAAACAGATTGAATATCACACTTGACCGCGCGACAGACACATATACAATGCGCTTTTATCGTTTCACGCCTGGTAGACTTGTAATCAATCATAAGGCTGGAACCGCAAAATTCACGGACGATAAAACAGAAGAAGTCAAGACTTATACCGGGATATATTGCGATCAGCTTTGTGAATTATTTGAAACAGTAACAGGGCTATACACAAAACTGTATTGACAGAACAAAACTAAAAAATACATAGGAGGATGTAAACAATGACTATCACAGAAAAGCAGATTGAAGTAATGGAATCTTTGGATTGGAGAATCCACGACGGCGGAGAAGATATTGAGATTGAGAACTATTCACCGGCGGGAGAGGATTTAGTTTTTACCCTGTACGGAGAAACGCTGTTAGAAGCAGTTACAGAACTCTATGAGAGTTATGACGCAGAGGAACACGCTGAATTATGGATTGGCAGTAGAGGCAAAAACGGAGTGCCGGGAAGTATTCGAGAATTGCTTGACGATGCAGATTCGATTGAAGAAATGTTAAGAGAATTAGCAGTTGCGATTGAGGAGGTTGAAAAAAATGTTTAGATATGGTATGCTTTACAGAGGTTTTTCCCCGGCTTGTCAACCGATGCAGGGATTGATAGAACGGCAGGACGATACGACCGGCAAGTATTATGATATACTTGTCTATGATCGCAGATTGACGGACGCAGAAATTAAAAATTATGAACTGGAGGAAATTACAATGGCAGATGTAAAGAAGTACACGATAACCTATGGAATCAATGGAGAAGTTAAGCAGCAGACACGCAAGGCAGAAACGGCGGAAAAAGCAGTTAGACAGTTTGCAAAACAGTATGGATGGACCGTAACCGCAGCCGTTAAGAATCAGACAAACGCAATCGGGAAAGAATCATGTATAGCTTATTGTGTGCGGGCGAATAATGAAGGTACTGATGTATGCGCGGATGAGGAGGCATAACGCAATGGCAGACGAACAGAAACCAAAAAAGAAACGGGATCGGACGGAGTACATGAAACAGTATTATCAAAAACGCCGGGAGGAATTGCGAGAAAAACACAGAGAGTGGAGTAAAAACCATCCCGAAGAAAACAAGCGCAGCACATACGTAGCGAGAGCAAAGAAACGCCTATCAAAGACCCCCGGCGAACTGTTAGACGCGCTGGACGCAATTAAACCTGAATCGGAATAATTCATAAGGACCGCCCGCAGCAGGACGGTCCTTTTCTTTACAATACCCCAAAAACGCCCCTACAATCGCGCAGGAGCGTTTTTTATTGTGTCAATGGGTATTTTATCGACCTGCAATCTAAAACCGCTTACAGGCGATTGTAGACGCAAAAAAAGAGGCCCGCAGCAGGACGGACCCCGAATGAAAGAAAGGAGTGTATAACCATAAACAGAATACCCTAATTTTGCACCAGAACGCCCCAGGAGCGTTTTTTATTTTGAAGTTGAATATTTGTCCACCCTATCAGTTAAAACGCGTCAGAAACGATTACAAGCGCGTTTTCGACCCTATCCGGTTTATCCCACAGGAACATACAAGATATAACAACGCCTGGAATGTATCTATACCCTACCTCTTCACCGCTTACAACTATTTGAGAACGGTTCTCATATAACACGCCCTGCAATCCGTCATAGATGAAATCAGACCAGGCGCGCAGATCGGCAGAGGGATAATTATATCCGTCACGCGCAAAAACAGAGCGCGCCCCGTCATAGGGAAACCCAACGGAGAACCGCACCGCGACAGGCACACCGGCGGGCGCGCAGGGGGCTTCTTTTTCAGCTATTTTTTTTAAAATTTTTTTTAAAAAGTTTTCGCTGATTTCAGGCGTTATACCCGTTACCCTGATTTTTATTTCATCGCGCCGCCCTGGTTTAAGAACGTAAGTATCATTTTTCGGATCGTAGCACTCGTCCGGTCCAGCTTTTCTTGCGGCTTCTTCGTTGTTCCATTCTTTTGTTTCCTGTTTTTTATCCGATGCATTTCCCGCTCGACCTCGGACATTTGTGACATTCTCCATTGTGCTGCCGCCCTCCGCTCTTCTTTAGTGAGCATTTTCCTCGAAATAGTCAAGCACGGTATTCCACGCCTCTCGCTTCGCCGTATAGATTTCCTTCTCGCCCTTAATCTTCGGCAGCCTCGGAGGCAGTTCTTTCAGCGGACACTCATAGCGATTCACGCAGTTAAACACGCACTCTTCACAACTCTCCGGTTTCTCTTTTACTGTCACAAAATAAGTCATTGTTTGCCTCCTCAAAAGCTAATAATGCCCGCTTCTTCAAGCGGAAGATGTGCATTTTGGAATAGAGCATTTCATCAGCGATTTTTCCCCATGTCTGATAGAGAACATATCTCCGCATAAGTATATCAGCATAGTCCGAATTGTCAACACGCTGGATTCGCTGGATTCGCTCATTCTTCTCCGCAAGGTATTTTGTTTTCAGCGCGAGTACGTTGTTTGCGGTATCTAATACGCGCGCAACATACGCTCCGATATTGTCCTTTGGATAAGACGGCACTCTCGGCGCATTATAATCCGTTCCCAGGATGCCGGGATAATTCGCTTTCATGCCCTCCAAAGTTTCTTCTAACCTTGCGATTTGTGTTTCATAAAACTGAATTTTGGATAAGTATTCGTTTGCTGTCATATTGGAATGAGGTCGCCCCGGCGATAGTCTTTCACGCCTACCGGGACGCGCATATGATACAGGCGATGCTACCTTACCGCACGCGCGCAATGGTACGCCATGCA